AACGACACGCCGTTGCCGGTGAGGTTTTCCAGCGCCTTCATCATGTCGTAGTAACGCGGGTTGTATTCGCGCTTCAGGACCTGGGCACGGGAAGTGCCGTCTTCGTGAACGACCTCCGGCACGCGGGTCTTCCACTCTTCAGCCACTTCGAAAGTGAAGGTCATGAACGGCGCCGGGTGATCGATCTTGATCATCTGCGGTGCCACGGTGTCGAGCATCGACGATGCGTTGGAGCAGGCCCGGGCGATCTTCAAGAACAACGGCCAGATGCCGAACGATGCCGGCGACCAGTCGAGCTTCGAGCAGGGCTTCGGCGAGTCCGGCGATACCGGCCGGGGCGGCGCGCTGCCGCAGGAACGGTTTGCCTGATGTCGTCCACAAACCTGTTCAAGCCGACCTGCACGCCCGAGGAACGATTCGTCCTCGTTTCGATGGTGTGTCAATCGATGGCTGACGGGCTGTCGATGCGCAAGGCATGCAAAGCACATGGCGTGCTGTTGTCGAACTTTTATCATTGGGTGACTGAGCATCCCGATCTAGCCGAACAGTACACCCGCGCTCGTGAGTTGATGTTCGCGCATTGGCAGGAAGACATTCTTGAGATCAGCGATGAGCAGCAGGACGGCGTGATCAGTCGCGACACGCCGCAGGGTATGACGATCGAGCGCAAGGACATGCTTGAACATCGCAAGCTGCGCATCTCGACGCGCCAGTGGCTGTTGTCGAAGCTCAAGCCCGAACGATACGGCGACAAGATGCAGTTGGGCGGCGCTGGCGATCTGCCGCCGATAGCGACAAACGCCAACGTCACGCTGTCGCCGGAAGATGCCTACAAGCAGATGATCGGCGGGAAGAAGAAATGAACCCCATCGAACTCGACTGGAAACGACCGGACTATGCGCCGGTCTTTTCTTATCGCGTCGAGGCGTTGCAGAAGCTGCGTGCCGATCCGTCGTTGCTGTCCGGTATCGAGGCGTACTACCGCGACCATCCCGTCGAGTTTGTCAATGACTGGGGCATGACGTTCGATCCGCGCCTTGCCGAGATCGGCATGCCGACAATGGTGCCGTTCATCCTGTTTCCAAAGCAGGCCGAGTACATCCTGTGGCTGCGCGATCACTGGCGCAATCGCAAGGACGGGCTGGTCGAGAAGTCACGGGACATGGGCGTGTCGTGGCTGTGCGTCGCGTTCGCCGTGTGGATGTGGCGATTCCATCCCGGCACGGTGATCGGCTTCGGTTCCCGCAAGGAAGAGTACGTCGACAAGATCGGCGACCCGAAAAGTCTGTTCTGGAAAGCGCGACAGTTCATCGCGCTTATGCCGATTGAGTTAAGGCCGCGTGGCTATAACGAAGTGAAGCACGCGCCGCACATGCGCATCCTGAACCCGGCGAACGACAGCGCGATCGTCGGCGAGGCGGGCGACAATATCGGCCGAGGCAACCGCACGTCGATCTACTTCAAGGACGAATCGGCGTTTTACGAGCACGCCGAGGCGATCGATGCGGCACTGTCGCAAACGACGAATTGCAACATCGACGTGAGCACGCCGAACGGCCCGGGCAATCCGTTCTATCGGAAGGCGCACGGCGGCAAGATCGACAAGTTCATTTTCGACTGGCGCGACGATCCCCGCAAGGACGATGAATGGTATCGAGCCCAGTGCGCCAAGCACGACCCGGTGATCGTTGCGCAGGAAATCGATCGCAACTACGAGGGATCGGTCGTCGATTCGCTTATCAGCGGTGCGCTCGTGCAGGAAGCCATGATGCGCGGCCCGGCACAGGTGCAGGCACAGGGCGGCTTGCGCATCGGCATCGACGTTGCACGCTTCGGTGACGACAAGACGGTGATCAGCTTCCGGCGCGGCCGTGTGCTGCTGAAGCAGGAAGTCATGCAGAAGCTCGACGTGGTGCAAGTTGCGTCCCGGGCGCACAACCTGATCGCTGCGTACGGTGTGCGACCCGAGCAGATCGCCGTCGATACGATCGGTATCGGCGCAGGCGTTGCGGACATCCTGCGCGGCTGGTATCCCGATCGCATCGACAACAAGACGCAGCGCCTCGTCAAGACTGTTGAGGACATCAATTCTGCGATACGCATGGACGACGGCCAGCATTACAACCTGCGCGCCAAGATGGCGAGCGAAGTCAAGATATGGCTGGCCGCTGCTTCGATACCGAACGATCCTGATCTGAAGGCCGATCTGACGGCGCTACGTTATTTCTTCCGTGGCGGCGAGATGATGATCGAGTCGAAAGACGATGCGAAGCGTCGCGGCATCAAGAGCCCCGATCGTTTCGATTCGCTTGCGCTCACATTCGCAGTTCCATCATTGGTAGTGCCGCAAGAGCCGCTACCGAGGGTTCCCGCTTGGACACCGAACGCGGCAGGTGTCGGGCTTTAATGGAGGTATGACAAATGACTTGGGCATTTCAGGCGATAAAGAACCTTGGCGACGGTGACGGATCGGCCAAGCTGCTGCAATGGACGGGCGGCGTTTCCGCTGACGGCGCAGCCGTTGGCGTCGAGCTTCCCGAGTGGGCCGACAACTGCGTGCAGGTCACTGGCACGATCGGTGGCGCAACGGTCACGATCGAAGGATCGAACGACTCGACGAACGGCGTCGACGGTACGTGGGGAACGCTCAACAACGCGCAAGGCACCGCGCTGAGCACCGCGACCTTGCCGCTCGGGCCGAAGCAGATCGTCGAACGTCCGCGCTGGATCAGGCCGAACGTTTCGGGCGGCACGGCAACCGCGCTGGCCGTCAGTCTGCTGCTGCGTCGTACCAACACGATGCGAACCTGATCAGGGGAGAACGAAATGGCAATGAACCAAGCAGAAACGGCCGCGACGCTTCGTCGCTTCGCGGAATTCTTCAAGGGGCTGGTCGATGCGGCCGATACGCTCGACGTGCTGCAGCGTGCCGAGGAAACGGTGAAGGCGGCCGAAGCCCGGGTCGATACGGCGAACGCCACGTTGCTCGGCGTGCAATCGGACATCGATGCGGCGCAGGCGCAGCTTGCCGACATCAAGAAGCAGGCGACAGCAGCCGTCAAGGATGCGAACGCCAAGATCGACAAGTTCATGGCTGACGCCGAGGAACAGGCGAAACGCATCAAGGATACGGCAATCAGTGTTGCCGAGGAACGTGCAGCCGCTGCGACGATCGACATCGATGCTCGCATGGCGCAGGCGTCGGAACGCATCGAATCGATGGGTGCGCAACTCGCCGACATGGCCGATCGCAAGACGGCGCTGCAGGCCGACATCGACGCGCGCACGGCCGAGCTTGCCGACCTCGAAGGCAAGGTCGCAGCGGCCCGGGCGACGATCGCATCGATGCTTGGGTGACGATCATGGACAACGAGGCAAAGATCGTCGCGCAGTTGGAGATGCTGAACAAGCAGATAGACACGATGAACGTGACGATGCACGAGATGGTGCAGGACATGAAGAAGATCGCCGTCCTCGAAGAGCGTCACACGTCGTCCGCTGCGGCGATCGAGCGTGCGTTCGCATCGATCAAGAAGACCGAGGACGCTTTGGCTCTGGCGATGGAGATGAACGCCAAGGCACACAAAGGTTATGACAGATGGATCAACATCATGACCGGCGTGATCTTTGCCGTCTCGATCCTGTGGACGGTGTTCGGCGTTTTCATCTCCGATACGGTGCGCGAGAACATCCGCGCCGTGACGAAGATGGAAATGCACATGAGGGATGCCGGTAAATGATGCTCGTCGAACTGATCCGCGACAACGACCCGGCCGAGCGTCACAACTTCGGCAAACTGTTCGTCGATAGCGAGTATTTCGGCGAGACGCTGGAAGACAAGGATCGTCACTTAGAGGCGGGAGGGGAGAAGGTCGATGGCGACACGGCTATACCTCGTGGGCGGTACCGGCTCACGCTCACGCCGAGCAAGCGGTGGAACGGAAAGCTCATGCCGCTCGTGTGCGACGTTCCCGGCTTTGATGGCGTTCGCATTCACGGCGGTAACACTGAGGCTGACACTCTCGGCTGTCCTCTACTGGGGCAGGTGCGTACAACGAATGGAGTCGCCAATTGTGCCGGGATCAACGAGCGATTCATAAACCTGCTGTCGTCGTGGATCGCTCAGGGCGGCGAGGCATTTCTGGACGTGAAGTGATGCTTGTACAGGACTACATTGCCATTGCCGCAGCCGTCGTTGCGCTGGCTGTGTTCCTGCGCTGGCATCTCAATCCTCGCAACCAGTTCGATCTGATGGATTTGATCTGCACGGACAAGCGGCTCAATGACAAGAAGTTCATG